TGTTATCCAGACCATGCCGTGCGGCGTAGTCCGATCGCGTGAGTTCCTCAAGGCTAAAGTTGGGAGAAAGTTTCATTTGACCTTCTTGGAGTAGAACAGCGTTCTATCGCCGAACAAGTAGAACCCGATGGCAGCGGCAAAGTTGTTCACCACTTCCGACGACTCGCCCGACAGCATCAGCACCGCCCAAGTGGACAACACAATCACCACTACAGAGGGCCTCTGAAGCCGCACAATCGCTTCCCCCCAAGGGTATGAGGGGTTGGATCCACCCGCCTCATTCATCGCCTTGAACATCTCCAGATCCAATTGGCGCATCTGGGTGTACTGCTCGATGGTTGCCGGCTTAAAGGTGTCTGGCGCCACAAACCGTGCAATCAGGCTCTTTCCCAAATCAACGGCCAGAGGTCCTAGCGCGGCTAGGATGGTCAGGGGATCCATCTCAGTTGCTCAGAAAGTGGTTGAACAGACCGACACGCCACTTCTTCTGGCTCAGGTCTGCCCACAGTTCAATCACCGTCACTGCGCCGAATCGAAGTTTGGCCTCGATGCGGTCTACGTTTTTGTTGTGGCTGCGCCACGATTTAGCAAACTTCATGCTGCACCTCGCTTATCTGCCTTGCCATCCAACTTGTCAAAGATCTGCTTGCAGATGTCCTTCAACTCGTCGATGTCGCGGTGGTAGTCCTCTTTGGTGACATACATGTGCGGCATATCCCGCACATCCTTGTCCAGACGCTCGATGGCCTTGGTGATGCTGTTCAGAACCCAGCCACCAAAGAAAGCCGCTACGCCGACAAGGACGTTGAAGATCATCTGCGCTTCCATCTTAATTCCATATAATTTTGCCAAAAAGAAATTAAACGCATCAAAAACTAAGGTTTGGTTATATACCAAGTTTCGTTTCCCACAGCCCTTAGATCTCCAACGAATCCCGCATCTTCCAGCGCCTTCTTTGTCAATTCGGCGACTCTTGCGTGATACCAATCATGCCCTGCATATAAACCGCCAGACTTAACTTTTTTGTACCAATTAAGCGTGTCGTAGTAAATAAGATCGTCAATTGCGGTATCTACATACACAAAATCAAAAAAATTATCGGGGAAGTCTTTTATTGCATCTTCAAAAGTTTTTATTACCAACTCAATTGAGCCCGGTCTACTGCATTGTTTTATTTTGTTGAGAGCGGTTTGTTTGTTGTATTCAGCGCCCTCTTTGGACATTTTGTAATTGAATAGAACATCTGCATATGGCTGATAAAAATCAACACCGTACAACTTTGCTATGTTGGGGCATCGGTCTATCAATGCCACGAGGTTTGTGGCTTGCAACACTCCAAGTTCACAACCCACTAGGTTTTCACCAAGTGTTTTAATTATTGGAACAAGGTTTTGCTCCGACGGCATTACCTTGGCTCCGATCCAATTGGCAACACAACGGGCTCAGGCGGGGCAAAAAGATTTTCAATAGAAAACTCAAATTGCTGCCCAATCAAACTTTGATACTCATTCAGTTTTGATGGCTCTTGATTAAAAGACTCTTGCCTTTGTTGCGTTTCGCAAACCGACGCCCCAGACTTTGCTATTTGCTTTAAGACATAGTCTGGTTCCAGATTATCAAACATGGCTGGCTGATAGGCCAGCCTCTGCGTGTTGTCTAGTGACTGACTAGAAACGTCAGACGTAAACGAGACAATCAACGAGCCCGATTCCGAGTCCCAATCATGGATCTTCATTTTTACCACTTTCATATTGCCTCCTATGCCACACCACCAAGTCTTGTTCCAGTAGCGGGCCAAGTAACAAAGGGGTTACCTGAGATGTAATTGCCAGCCGCGCCTCCAGAACCTCCGGGATTGGGTGTAACGGGAGAATTACCACCCGCTGTCCCTGCGGCGCCTCGTCCACCACCCGGGCCTCCTGCTCCGCCCCCCGGTGGAGGGTGCGCCACCCCACCAGCACCGCCGCCAGTTGCCGTTCCCGCTGCACCCGGATTGCCCCCCGGAGGACCTCCGGCGCCCCCAGCCCCGCCATTAGTTCCGGCCCCGCCTCCACCACCACCTGCGCCAATAGCGCCTCGCAACGAAGGGCTCCCGCCGCCACCACCACCACCGCCGCCGCCATACAAAGCGCCGTTGTTAGTTACGGTCGTGCTTCTTGCAACTGATAGCGCTGTGCCCCCACTTAAACCGGGTGATCCCGGAAGCGCTGGCAGCGGAACGGTAGTTCTAGCCCCAGCACCTCCCGCCCCACCCATCCCTTGAATGATTCCGTTATTCACAATAGTAACGGTATCGCCGGGATTAAATGCCGACGGAACCAAAAATGCTGCCGTCGCGGTTGACGTGCTTCCTATAGTTACCGGAGCGGCAATGGTATAAGTTAGATCGCTCGAGCCCGCAACATAAGTAGGCCCTCTATTTGTATACGCATCATAATTAAGCGCTGGCGCTGCAATTGGAATACTTATTGTTGTTCTATTTGCGGCGCCATAAAAATTACTGAGAGCAATTTGTCCGCTCGTTGGAACAGCAGCGTTGACAGGGGTGTTGGGCACAAGACCCCCACCTCGATAGTATTCGCTGAGACTATGCGGGGCAGTTCCACCAAACTCATTAACAATAGTTTGAATGGATATGGCTACGCCGGGACCGGGAATAGGCATGATCTACCTCACTTAAAAGCAGGGCCACCAACCCAAAGCACCAATGATCTACGCACTCCCTTGGTTACTGGGGTTACTCTGTGCAACATCCATGCCGGGAAAAACCAAGCCCTACCACGGCGCAGTTCCAAGTTTTCGGGGTTTGACGACTTCATAATTTGAAGGTCACCACCCTCAAACTCCGAGGGGTCACTTAGCAAAAGAACCATACTCAATTTTCTGGGAGTGCGTTTTGTCGTTAAACAATCGTCTGTGTGCCAGTCATAATGATCTTTGGAATTTTCTGTATACAAACCAAGTTGCGCCGGTTCATAGCACCCATCCAAATCAAAATGAAAAAAGTTGCGGTTTACTTCTGCAACGGCATAAGCCAACTTTTGCCATATATGATTTGTTTTTTCATTAAGCGATAGCCAACCAACTTGGCTGCACCTTACATTTTTGTCTATTTCATTAGCGCCAGTGCCGCCGCCTATTTCTGCCGTGTTTAAATTTGTCCACTCTGGCAGAGACAAAATAAAGTTAATTTCGTCGTCCGTTAAAAACCCTTCCCAATATGCGGTGTCATCTTTGCCAGCGCTATTAAGTGGAGGTATTTGGATAATCATTTTTGTTCCATGTTAATGACGCGGTTGCGGACAAACGGCAAATTGCTCCACCGTTTATCTCCTGCATGATCTTTGTGGGGGCCATTTGCCCGAACATAGTGAAGGAACACTTGCCCCGAATAGTAATTATCCGGGCCATTGCAAGGCTCTCTCCAATGCTCCACTCCACATCCGGCATAAATAACTGCATCGCCTTCAGCCATATCAAACCGTTGATTGCCCATAAAAATGGGCCAACTGTAATGATGCGACCTGCCAAGTTGAACCGTTTCGCTAACTTCGCAAGAGGGCCTGTCGGTGTGCCGCTTCAAATCGTCTCCGTTTCTATACACTCGAGCGTATGAGTACGTTGGCAGCAACTCTTCGCCGACGATCATCTCCATCATTGGCCACATCTTTTCCAGCAAGGCCTCGCAGGATGGTTCTCCGTGCCCCACTGCTATTGAATCAGGGCACTGTTCATCACCACTCAACGTCTTTTGTGCGTGCTTTACCAGCATGATGTGCGTCAAATATTGAGCAAGTTGTTGAGGCAAAAATCCAGAAACGTGAACCGCCCCGTACTGCCTGAACATATCTGAACTGACGGTCATTTCTGTCCTTTAAGTGCTTCCACTTCAGCAGCCAACTCTTTGACTGCTTCAATCAACAGCGCTACAACCCGGTCATACTTCATTGCTTTGTACCCGTCGCTACGGTCAGCAACCAACTCAGGCAGCACTGCCTCTACCTCTTGCGCGATCATGCCGACATCGTGCTTGCGGACGAAGAAACCATCTTCCCCGCCGTGATCGTTGATGTATTGCTGGGTCCAGTCAAAATTGACCCCACGAAGTTGCTGAACTTTAGCCAGTGCATTGGGGATGACTTGGACGTTCTCTTTGAGGCGCGCATCGGACGAATAGAAGGCAGTGACGTTGTTGGTGGCGCGGATTTCACCTGCAGTCGCAGAGCCTGCGGTACCAACACCCAATGAATTGAATTGGACATTACTGCTCGTCTCTACGGCCTGACCAATTGCAAGCGTAATGCTACCCGTACCATTGGTGATGGTGACCCCGGTACCTTGAGTAAGAGTCGCTTTAGTTAATGTATTACCTGTGGTGTTGCCAATCAGCAGTTGACCGTTGGTATAGGTCGTCTGGCCTGTACCGCCGTTCGATACGCCCAACGTACCAGTCACACCCGTTGATAGCGGAAGCCCTGTCGCGTTGGTCCATGTAGCGGCCGAAGGCGTGCCTAGATTCGGCGTGGTGAAGACAGGAGAAGTCGCTAGAGCAACTACAGTCCCTGACCCTGTGGTGCTGTAAGACGTGCCCCACGCAGAACCAGTTGAATTTGGGATGCCGGCCCCGGGGTAAACCATAGGGGCTGAATTGGTGATGGTGATAGCGCCGGAACCATTCGTAATTGAAATGGCAGTGCCTTGCGTAAGCGTGGCCTTGGTCAGCGTGTTACCAGTAGTATTGCCAATCAACAACTCACCATTCAGATACGACGTTTGTCCGGTGCCGCCATTGGCGACCGGCAGCGTTCCTGTTACAGCCGTGGTCAGGCTGATGTTGGTAATTGTGTTGTTTGATCCACTAATTGTTTTGTTAGTAAGCGTCTGCGTGCCAGTAGTGGTAACTAAAGGAACGCCATTGGCCTGAACGGTGCCAGTGCCTTTAGGCACTAGATTGATGCCAATATTGGTGTCGCTGCCGCTGGCTTGAATCTGCGGATTGTTTCCGGTGGCTGCATTAACCAGAGTGAAGTCATTCACGGCGCTTGCCGTTGCCGTGATGGCGAACACTTCATTGCCGTTCGTATCATTGACGCTTGTGATGATTCTGGGCGAGGTCATCACTTGAGTGCCCGTGAATGTCTGCCCCGCATCCGTTCGTGCAATCGTGGCGCTCGTAGACGGGAACGTCATCACAGTTGCGTCAGTGCCGGCCAACGTCAGACTGTTGTTCACTGTCAGCGTCTTGGCATCTACGCCGGCAAGCGTCAGGCTGCTATTAGCCGTCAGGGTCTTGCCGTCAGCAATTGTCAGAGTTGCCGACGTTGCCGGAGCGGTAATCGTTACCTTGTTATACGCCCCACCAGTAATGTCACCAGTCGTATCAGCAATCGTGACTGCAGAGTTCTGGACTAACTTGCCGGTCGTGCCATCGAATCTGACCACAGCATTGTCGGTGGCCGAAGCCGGCCCAACGACGTCGCCAGATGCCCCAGAGGCAGACGCAAGCAGAGTCACCACCCCAGAGCCGTTCTCGCAGTACAACTTCATGTCCGCGATGTTCAGAGCCAGTTCCCCGGGCAGCAGATTGCCTGCAGTCGGGACCGCGGATGCGGTGGTCGAGTAATAGATCTGGATTGGGGTAAACCCTGTCGCGGCCATTAGAAGGTGCCTCCTGAAATACCACCAGTCGCGGTTAGAACCCCGGTGGACGGGTTAAAACTAAGTTTGGTTGATGTTACCTTCGCAGGAAGGTTGCCGGTATTGGTTGTGACCCATACCGGATACATTGTGGCATTGGTGGTAGTGTCATCCGTTATGCCAATGTTCGTGGCATTCGTTGCTGTACCAACCGACAAGGCTGACTGATTGCTCCACGTCGGCGCTCCGGCACCACCGGACAGCAATACTTGACTTGCCGTACCGGCTGCTGAGAATGCGTAAGCCGTGCCGGTGCCATAAGCGACTGCCCCGGCAGACGGGGTAGCGGTGCCGTTGGTTCCGCCGTTTGAGATACCTAGAGTGCCGGCCATGGTAATGGTGCCGGCTGATGTGACTGGGCCGCCAGAGAAGGTCAAACCAGTAGTGCCGCCCGACACATTTACCGATGTTACTGTGCCAGCCCCAACAGACGTCCATTGGAATGCAGACCCGCTCCATTGCAGAACTGTGCTTGCCACCGTTGGCGCAACAATGAAAGACGTCGTGCCCGAGGCAGTATTGAAGACAATACGATTGGCCGCCCCGCCGGCTACATTGGTCGCAGTTGTTGCGCTAGTTGCCGTTCCTACAGTGACTGTCGAAGGATCCGTCCACTGCGGGGCAGTGCCAGACGACGTCAAGATACGATTGGACGCCCCAATGGCTAGTTTGCTGAACGCAGTACCACTAGCAAAGTATGGCAAGTCACCAGCGGTATAAGACGTCAGGCCGGTCCCGCCATTGGCCAGCACCACAGGCACCGTGAGCGCAAATTGCGTGCCGGTAAGGGTAAGACCTGTACCTGCCGTGTAGATTTGAGCAGAGGAGATCTGAGCAAACGTGATGTTGGTTGTGCCAAACGTGATCACGCCCGAGGTGTTACAGGTGTAGGTCTCACCAGCCCCTGTCGCACCCTGTTGCACAAACACAGTAGAGCCTTCGCTCAATCCGTTCGCGCTGTTGATTACATAGGTATTTGCATCACTTGACCGCGTCAGTATCCAGTTGGTCGAGCCAGAACCGACGTTAGTGACAACGTAAATACCGTTTTGCGTCTGTGTGGTTTGTTGGTAAACAAGCACGCGATCGTTGACGCTGAGTGTCACGCCGTCAATCGCCAACGCAACCTGCGTGCCTGCGTTAGTGAGCGTTGCACCAACCCCTGCCGTGCCATTGTTGTATGTGGCATTCAGGTTAATTGGCGACTCCACACGGACAGGCTGATGGAAATGAACGCCACTCGCTATAAGCCCATCGACGTATTGCTTGGTGGTCAACTGCAATGCGGTAGTCGGGTCTTGAGTCACTGCTACTGATGTCAGGCCGCCCAGAGTTAGCGAAGACCCACCAAGACTGATTGCCGTTGTGCCAAGCGTGATGCTGCTGTTTTGCAGAGCGCTGTTTGGGATGCTGGTGAAGTTCGTACCGCTCAGGGTCGGGGCAGTGCTGTAAGAGGGCGTCGTACCCCCAACCAACACGCCGGATGAGGTGGCCAGCATGGCCGTAGTGCCTAGCGCAGTCTGATACGGGATTGACCCCGCAGCCCCACCGGCAAGATTTGTCGCTGTAGTTGCAGTCGTTGCCGACGTGGCCGACGTAGCCGACCCAACGGTTACCATTGCTGGGTTCGTCCACTGTGGCGCACTGCCCGTGGACGTCATAATGTGCGTATTGGACCCTATCGCCAACTTGGACAGATTTGTGCCTGTTGCGTAGTACAGCGTGTCACCAGCAACATAAGAAGACACGCCAGTGCCACCATTTGTGGCCACTAACGTACCGGCCAACGTAATGGTCCCCGATGTCGTCACCGGGCCACCAGATGTTGTTAGCCCAGTAGTGCCCCCCGACACATCCACGCTAGTTACTGTGCCTAGCGGATTCGCTGACCACTGAAAGGACGAGCCGGACCATTCGAGGAACGTGTTTGCGACAGTAGGCGCCGCAATGAACGACGTGGTGCTAGCCCCGGTGTTGTACAAAATCTGGTTGGCCGCGCCGCTTGCGACGTTGGTGGCCGTTGTAGCCGTCGTTGCAGACGTTGCCGCTCCAACCGTAATAGTGGTTGGATCAGTCCACTGAGGAGCGGTCCCCGTAGACGTCATGATCCTGCTGGCCGCACCTATAGCCAAGGTTGATAGTGCCGTCCCCGCTCCGTAATACAGCGTGTCTCCTGCCGTATAGGCAGAGAGCCCGGTACCACCATTAGTGGTGACAAGGGTGCCGGCCAGCGTGATTGTTCCAGACGTAGTTACCGGGCCGCCGCTTGTTGTAAGCCCTGTGGTGCCGCCAGAGACGTCTACTGAGGTAACGGTACCCAATGGGTTGGCCGACCACTGGAAAGCGCTTCCTGACCACTCTAGATAGGTGTTTGCCAGTGTCGGGGCGACAACGAACGACGTTGCTCCAGCCCCAGTGTTGAACACGATCTGATTGGCCGAGCCGCCCGCCACATTTGTAGCAGACCCTACGGTGATAGTGGCCGGGTCTGTCCACTGAGGGGCAGTGCCCGACGAGGTCATGATTCTGTTAGCCGCGCCTATGGACAACTTTGACAGCGCCGTGCCGGCTGCGTAGTACAAAGTGTCGCCAGCCGAATATGAAGACAACCCCGTACCGCCGTTGCTGGTGATAAGCGTCCCGGCCAGCGTAATTACGCCCGCCGATGTAATGGGGCCGCCGCTGGTGGTCAAACCCGTAGTGCCACCAGACACGTCTACCGATGTGACACCGGCCCCGACCGCAATCGCGCCCCACACATTGTTGGTGTACCCCTCAAGGGTCAGGGTGTCAGTGTTGTACCGAATCGTCCCATTGACTGGAGAACCGCTGCGCTGGCCTGTGGTGCCCGATGGAACTACAACACCAGCCGAGCCGGGGAACACGGCATTGTTTGCAATCCCAATTGTCGGATTGCCCAGAACTCCTGAGCCATCGGTCACAACAATCTGACTTGCCGTTCCAGTGATGGTCCTCTGCGAAATCGTGTTTGGATCTACCGCAGCAAGAATGCCGCCACCGGGCAGGTTCGCCAGAGCCTGTACAAGGCCCGTCAGCGCGAATTGCGGGTTGCCTGATACCCCACTGCCATTCGTGACCGTTAAACCGTTACCAAGCGTTGTCAGCGTGCGGGCAACCACAGCGTTGCTGGCAGTCTTCGAGATGAACCCGTTCCCGGCAGCCTCGAGGGAGCCAGAGGCGCCATTCAGACTCAAAACCAAATTGGACTGCGCACCGTTATCCGTCAGGCCAAGCCCTGTACCTACAGAAAAATACCTGCTGTTCGGCAGAGTCGGCTCGTTGTTGAGCGTCAAGAACGTCTGGGTAAGACTCGGCGCGGCAGAGATTGCGCCCGTTGTCGTGCGAACAGTGATGCCGGCTTGAACAATAGGCACCGATTCGGCGCCAGTTAGTACGCCGGCTGCCGGAAGATCGGTGATAGTTTGGTTAGCCATTAGTCAGGGGTCGGCGTAATTTCAATGCCGTTCAAGTTGCCATCGTTTTCTGGATTGTCATTGTTCTGCTGCGGGGACAACACATACCCACCGTATCCAGTGGTAATCAGGTTGTTCTGGTCAACAGCCACGCTGACATCAGGCCTCGGGAATCTCAACGCAATACGCTCAGTCTTGCGGGCAGGTAGCCGATAGGGATCAAACTGATCCGCACAGCCTTGGTCGCACACCTGAAGCCCCGGGAAGTTAGGGTCAGACCGCATAACCGCGTGCGGCCTCTTCATCTTGCAGCGGTCGCAGACCGCAATCGCAATGTCTGAGTAGCCTCTGGTGTCTAGGAAGCGTGGCATGACTACCTCGTGTACACGCTGATGTTGGGCGCAAAGTACACAGGCGACTTGTCGCGCTCTTCAGACTCCGCCAGATTCAAGAACTTTTCAGCCTGCGCCTCGAGGTACTGCACCCGGCCAAGGTCTACCTGCGGCAGTTCAAGGCTCATGCGGTGAGCAAGCATCATCACCACCGCTTCGTACCACCTTTGGGGTATCTCTAGTTCGCCGTGAAGATCACCCACGTCCATGATTTGCCGGGAGTACCAGACAACCATCTGCACAAACGAACTTGATGGCACCGGCCACATGTAGATCTCAGACTGCGGAATGGTTCGATTGAACCAATACTGGTACGGCTGGTTGGCCGTGAAGTTCTTGTTGGGCAGATTGGTGTAGTCGTCCCGGTTCAACCGGGCCATGGTGATTTCGGTGCTGTTGTTGCCTACATAGAACTCTCGGAGCGCCAGCGTCGTGCCGTTGTAAGCACGCACTCGGTAGAACTGCACCGACTGGCCGGGATCAATGTCCGTCCATATCCATTCTTTGTCCCTAACCGCAACAGAACCTAGATCATCTAGGGTCCGCCAGACAATTCCATCTACCGAGTATTCGTAGATGATCGACCACGTCGCAGCCCCACCACCCGCGATGTACGGCAGGATGCCAATAGACCCGGCATACACAGGATTGCTGGTGCCGTAGTTAATTGAGATGTTGCCGTTGGCAGCGTTCTGCTCACAATAGGTGCCTGTATTGCCATCAAAGGCATTCTCCACCACGCCGCCAGCCGAGGACGTATAACCACCCGTTATGTTTGGCGTCGGACGGTTCATGGTGCGATACAGCGCGTTCAGCACATCATTGCCACCTAGAGGCAGTTGATAGATGTACTTGTTGGCATTCAGTCCAAAGACCTTCTTATCAATGGCCCAATACTGAATACCAATGTTGATCAGGTTTGACAGCAGGAAGTACAGCGATTCTCTGGCCGACATCACCTGCTCTGAGGTCAACTCCTCAGCCAGTTTCCCGCAGCGACGGGCGCCGTGGTCAATTAACTTCTGGACATTGATGACCGTCGTGCCGACCGTCCCTGAATAAGCCATGTGCCACTCCTATGGTCACCAGCCCGGGCAGTTCCACCGCTTCATAGATGCCCGTGCGCGACTACCCTTCTCGCTCTTCTCTGCCACCGGACCCATGCGGGCACAGAATGAATCTCTGCGCTTGCCGCCTTGGGGCTGCGGGGCCTTGAGGTTTGAGCCCGTTTCACGATTGTACTTCTCTCGCCCCTTGGCAGTCAGGCCAGCGCCTTGATCCGCAGGAAGTTTCTCTCCGCGGCCAATGGCCAGACTAGGGCCACCCTTCTTCATCTTCTCGGGCAGGCTGGCATACGACTTACCCTTCACGTTCTTATCAGTGAACTCAGCCGCCACCGACGGCTTGATGCCCACCTTCTTGGCGAACTTAGGGTTGTACTCTGCCGCCTTCATCAGGCGGAACTGAGACTTCGACTTGGCCGGCATTTAAGCCACCTTGTTCATCAGGGTGATGATAGAAGGCACCGCAGGATATGCCGGGGACAAACTGGCCGGCAGATGCTCAATCGTTACCTGTGTTGAAGACGGCAACCAGACAATCTCTACATATTGGTTTGCGTTCAAGTCCAACATAATTGGAACGGTCATCACCGCATAACCAAATATCCCAGCGCTCTTTCTGGCAGGAACGGTGATTTGAGTAGCGGAGTTGCCAAGATCTGAACCATCTACTCGGAGCCACACCGTGGCCTCATGCTGCGCGTTGTCGATGTTCTTGAACTGGATGCTGAACTGCAGATCGTAGATCCCATCTTCCGGGACAGTCATCTTGCTGTTGTCTACCAACGTGATGCTGTCAGGCACATCAGTGGTGTTCATCGTGATGACCGTGCCAGCGCTGATGCTGCCAGTCTGGTCAGTCGAATCGCTCCATGCGCCGTATGCTCGATCCCAAGAGGTCAGCGTTGACAGCGTCGCTTTTACGTTTGCGCCCGATTGGACCAGCGGGACAAGTTCAGCACCAGTCAGCGTCAATGCACTTGGCATTGCGGAAATCTTCTGGTCAGCCATTACGATGCCTCCAAAATAATCTTGCTGTCATCTTCTTGCAGGACGTATCCCGGGTCAGTCTCATCAGCAATGTAAAACGTCGTCACCGGCACGGCGCCGTACAGATCGACAACGCCACCATCGCCTACGTCTAAGCCAAAATCCGTCCCGCCCGGGACATTCTGAGCACCAACCTTCAGCGCATACCCGTCTGAGGTATTTGCTTGGTTTGAGACGTTTGACTCGCCTAGTTGGCCCATCAGATTCCTGCCTGCACCAACTTCAGGGTTGCAGTGCCATCACCAGAATTCACCAACAACTTGATGCCCGTCACCGGGAATGCATAGTTGCCGTCTTGATTGGTCGTCTCCCCGGCAACAGTTGGGTGGGAGAACCATGTGGTGAACCCAGAGGCCGGGTCATCAAACGTGTGCTGCACGGTGTAATCCACAGTGCCGGTCACGATGACGCCAAACCCCACGTTGAACGGGGTGACATTGGTGTTCATCACCAACGCACTGCTCGAGCCCACATCAGTCTTGGAAACAGTTTGAACCTTCATGTTCTGTCCTCAAAGGAAACGGGGGCCCGAAGGCCCCCATGCCTTACCGCTTGCCGTACTTCAGGTTAGTCATCTTCTTCGCCGCTTTCATAGCCGGCGCATTCTCAGACCCAAACGTCTTGCTCAGACGGCTTTGAGCCGGAGTCATGACCATTCCACCCTTCTTGAAGGTGCCGGACAACTGGTTGATAGACACCGGGGTTGAGGGGCGCTTGTGCCCCTGCGGCATCTTCTCAGCCTTCCCGCTGTCGTTGACGGCGCCACCCTGAGCGTACTTGCGTGCAGGACCCTTAATCTGAGGGCTAGGCCTCTTCATCGGGATCTTGCGCACAACCTCGCGCTCTACTTCGGTGACTGCACCTTGAGGCCGATTGGCCTTCATCAACTCCTGCTCATAGTAGCGACGCTCTTCATCGCTCATGAACCCGGGGCCAAGAACCTCTGTTGCCAACTGGCGTTCCTCTTCACTGACGGGGGCATAGCCAGACATGCCACCGTCAGCAAATTTTTTTGCGGAACCACCTTTCTTGTAACCACCAGCGTTGCTCTTGGCCACACCACCAGTTGCGTAGCAAGCCGCACCACCCTTCTTGTAGCCGCCACCATTACCCATCTTCACGCCACCCGTCTTGGCCGGCGAATGATCGGTCTTGGCAGTGTGCATCTTGGTGTTGCGGTACTCGCCGCCTTGGTTCTCGGTATTGATGATGCCGCCCTTCTTGTAGCCACCTTGACCCATGACCACGCCGCCAGTCTTCAGGCCCTTGTGAGCCTTCGAGGCCGGCTTGTCGGCGTGTTCCTTCAGGGCCGTCGCGGTCTTGGCCATCTTCTTCATCTCGGCTGCGTGTTCAGCCTTCGACTCACCGCCTTCCTTCATCGGGCGGCCTGCGCCGCCAACCGGGCCCGACGGACGACCAGCCATCATCTTGGCGCGCATAGCCTTCAGGCGCTCCATCATCGACGGCTTCTTCGGAGGCATACCGGAGGCCGGCCCAACATCAGGACCCGGCTTAACAACCGGCGGACGCCCAGCGGGAGCGCCCATGGTGCGCATAGCCGGTGCGGCCATGGCACCCGGAGCGGCATTGGGATCACCGCCCATCTGCATCTTCTTCTCAACCTTGCCGCCCTTCTTGAGTTTCAACTCTACGGAGGGCTCGGTGGTCATCATTTTGACCATCGGCTTGAACTGTCCCATGACTGCCTCCTATTAGGCTTGAGTGACGCCAAGGGCGCCGGTACGGGTGGCATTCGGGCCAACAGCGATAGCCGGCAGCAGGATGCCCATGACCAGACGACGGATACCATCCGGCGCGCTGGAAGGCACATAGGTGCCACGGACGTCACCAGTGGTCGTCGTAGCCGTCGAGGTGACAGCCGCCACGAACGTGCCAGCGTTACGAGCCAGCGTGTTGTTCCAGCCCACCGAGGCAACGTAACCAGCGTCAGTCACGCGCACCGGGATGCCAAGGATGTCAGTCGTCCCAACAGCGATCGTGGCACCGCAGTCACCGGCAACAGCAACTTGGCTCACACGATAGAAAGCCTTCTTGCCGTTAACAGTGGTCGATTGGGTGGTTCCGGTCTGAATCACTTCAGTCATTGCCTGACCGTAGTAGTCAAAACCCGAGACAGTCACTGCGGTATCAGCAATCGTGCCAGCACCGATGGTGATGCTCACAGCACGCGGGACATCCAGTTGATACACGGTGGTACCAGCGGTCGTCACAACAGCGCGGATGCCAGCACCGGCGATCAGGGTGGCGTTGCCTGCAACGGCATATGAAGCCGCAGCCGACAGCACAGCGTTGCCCTTAGCCTGCGGCACACAGTCCCAGACGTAGATGCGACCCAGCGGGCCAACACCGACATCCATCGGGGCCGGGTTGCCAAACGCATCATTACCGTTGGCAGTCATGGTGGTGCTAGACGCCGACACCGACTGGTTGATGGTGTAGGTGCCAGTGCGGCCAGCGCCAGTACCAAAAGCGGTGATGTAGGTGCCATCAGTCACGCTGGTGCCGTCTACATACATGCCAACCTCGATCGGTTGGTCAGACAGCATTGCGGTCACAGTCAGGGTGGTGCCCGACATCGAACCAGTGAATTGGGTGGTTACCGGCTGGTTGCCAGTACCCATAAAGGTCTGGGCGGGGCCCAGAAACAGATCATCAGCAAAACTAGGCATGGTCGTCTCCTTCTTGAAAAGTTTGACGAGTTAAAGGACAAAGGGGGGCCGAAGCCCCCCTCCCTACTGCACCGCTCAGACCCCCGGCGTGCCGTACATGGCACGCGGGTCAGTGAAGCCGACGTCGTAACGCTCGGTGGCCTTGTAGCGCATCGAGTCAGTTTCAAAGTCGCCTTCCATGGTCTTCTCCAGACGACGACGCATCAGCAACTTCATGCCTTCCGGAGCGTCGGTCTGCACCCACCATGCGGTGGCCGAAGTCAGACGGCTCAGGACAGCAGCGCCTTCATCAAGGAGGCCGATCGACTTGATCGGGTTGATGTCGTTGTTGGCGTTACCAGCACGCAGCACCGACTTCAGCAGCACTTCAGCTTGGAAGACGTTGCCCGGGGCCACCACCAGTTGGCGGGGAACCAGACGGATCTTCTTGCCGTTGTTGTCAACCGCTTGGCGGATCTGGATGAGCATTTGCTCAAGCGAGGTCTGCGAGAGGTTGGCAGCAGTGGTCAGCAGGTTGCTGAACGTGCCGTTGACGATCGGGTGCGAAGCCGAGTTCAGGGCCACACCGTCACCGCCCGGATACGACGAGTTGAACGCACGGTTAAGCACGTTGGCACTCAGGGTTTCCTTGGTTTCGATGAGCGACTGAGCCAGATGGCGGGCATAGACTTGACCGATACGGATATGGTCGCCGTCTTCCACAAGCACCTTGGTCAGCGCGAAGGCCAGACCATAGACGTTGTAGACGTAACGCTTCAGGAACAGCACGCCACCTTGTTGATAGGTGACGGGCGTGCCATCCGGCAGTTGCGGGGCCGCGCCAAAGCCGTACAGAACCGGCTCTTCGTGGTAGTTGCGGGGAATGCCTTCCTGTTCAGTGAAGACGCGGCTCCACTCGTCGGAACGCTGATCATAGACTCCGTCAAAGCACTCGTTGAGGATCGGCTCAACGATGGAACGAAAGTCTGTACTGCGCATCGGGGCTGCCATTTTTTAGCCCTCCTTAGATAGCAATCGGCGTGTAGTTCGCGCCGGAGACGCG